ATGATAGCGCCAGACGGCTTGTTTCTTGCGGAGGCCGCGATATTCGACGCGCTCCCCGGAGAAGGTCACATAATATGCCATGTATCTAGTCATTCGCCGGTGGCCTTGGCGATGGCGGCGCGGGCGTTCACGTAAACCGCCCCTATCTTTTCCAAAGGCGGCGCGGGGTCGCGGTCAAGCAAAGCCTCCAACGCGGCCAGCAAGTCAGGTGCAGCGGCGATCAGGCGAGCGTTAGCGCGGTTTTTGACCGGGGCGATTGTTTCGGGCAATGCGCCCGGCTTAGGCGGGCCAAACACTGTAAAGCCCGCATCGCCAATCCTCCAAGGTCCCGGCGTGTGTTGCGTGTCTGACATAGTGCAATCTCCTGTTTTGCACGGCTTAAGGCGGGCCACGCTATGCGCTCCCGCCTTGGGCCGTTCTCCGGCGTTGTGATTGAGGGTTAGGCGGCGGCGACCTTAGCAATAATGAAGGCATAGCCGCGACCGTCCGGCATTTCTCCGCCAGACTCAATTGCCCATGCGCCAAAGCCGCTTTCAGCGTTCAATTTGTCGCAAAGGGCTTGAACGGCGGCCTTGTGATTGCCGGTTGATCCTAGGCGATAATCATAACCGACAGTTACAGAGGCGGCCCAGCCGGTCGCCTTGATGCGCGATCCTCGCGTGTTAGTGGCGGGCAGATATTTTGTAACGATGGCTTGCATTGCGTTTTCTCCTGCTAGGGCCTCGCGCCCCATGTCCAGGACCATACCTAGGCTGATTCGTAATGCAATCCCCTTTTTTGTGTTTTTTGCACATTATAGGGATTGACGGGTGTGTGTGGGTTGATAAGGTTGGGCGTCGATAGAGGAGAAAACGACATGACTTTTAAGAATGACCCTTCCAAGCGCGGCGCCCTTGCGGCTCGCAAGCAGCTTTTTGGCGAGCATTTTCGCTACGCAATCGCCCCCATACATACGCGCTTCGATACGGTGCAGTGGTTTGTTTGGGACGCTGAATATCCGAATTGCGGATTTACAGCCGAAGTGATCCGGCAAGAGGATTGCCTGGAAGCTGCAATGCGCGATTTCATGGGCGAGCATGGCGCGGATCGCGTGATTGAAACCTTCGCAAGGAGATAAACAGCCGATGGCAGATTATTTTGAAACCATGACTCTTCCCGATGCCTTGCGCGATTTGAAAGCTAGGGAGAGAGACGTGTTAAATATGATCCGCAACATACGAAGGGCGTCTTATGTTGAAAGCAGCACGTTCTGGACGAACGTAGCTCAATCTCATTTCACTGAGGGTTTCAAGGCTATGAGCCGCGCCTTACATTACCCCGGCGAAGACGACTAACTTAGCCCCAATCCTGGCGCATCAAGCCCGGCCATTGTGTCGGGCTTTTTCTTGCGTAATGTGCAAATTAGGCATTGACCGGAACGCGTGAGTTGATACGGTTGGGCGTCGCTACAGAGGAGATACGCGATGCAAGGCGAATGGGAAGCCATAGCGAAAGACCTGGAATTGTGCGACCTGATAGAAGCGCTTGGGACGCCAGCCAATAAGCGCAAAGCGCGTAAACATAGGGCCGCGATCTTTGCGCATATCAGGGCGGAGAATGAGAAGGACGGCCCTATTGACCTGGACGAATTGCGGTCCGAGTTGGCAGACTTCGCATAGGTAATCAAAACCCGATCAAAACCCGATCAAATGTTGCGACCTAGCCCGGCCTCACAAGCCGGGCTTTTTCGTGGGCATGGCTACGACAAAAACGGACGTAGCCATTAGGGTTAAGCATAAAGATATCTTTATGTGATTGGGAAATTCATGAGGGGCAATCGCGGGTGATGGGGGATGCGCCCGCCCGTACAAAGGGCTTCAAAAGGCATGTTTTGGGATGTACTGGCGCTACATAGCGTGACAAGCCCGAATTGTCCGTTTTGTCACGCTGTACAAAAAAAACTTCAATAAAATCAGTGAGCGATTGTCGTGTTTGAAGCGCGCGACAAAATCGGTACAAAAATACACACCCCTATAAGGGGTGTATGTACACGTCTGTCACGCTATGTCCTGGAGGGGTCTATGGCTGGCCTATGCGGGGGCATGATTAGGACCACGCGCCAAGCTGTATGACGCCCCCGCGCCAACGCATTCCAACCCCGCGCCAGCTTGCGCCACGACCCCGCCGGACCCCTCGCCTTGCCCTGGGCGTGCGCGACCATGCCCCGACCCATGACGGGCCTCGCCCTCGCTAGCTAGCCCATGCGCCCCAGCGCGCTCCATGCGATAGCTAGGCCGCGCTCACCTGCATGGGCGAGCGGGACTGCCTAGGCGTGGGGCAGTCGAGCAAGACCCCCCCCGGGGGTCGAACCCGGTGGCGGGGGGTGGCTGTAGCTACCCACTCCCCCCCACAAATTTTTTCCCGTTTTCGAATATACAGTTTATAACAAACGGACACACACCTTAGGAGTTACCCATGATTGAACTGACTGCTTTTGCGTCGCTTGCTGCGATTCCTCTTTATCGTTGGGCTGACAGACGTGTTGGGTCTGGGGGCGCTAATGTTTTAGGCTCTCTTGGTGGTCGCAGTGTTGGCTTCCTTGGCGGTGCGATTGGTGGTGCTGTTGTTGGCTATGTTGCGGCTGGCCCTTCTGGCGCGGTCCTGGGGCCTTTTTGGTCGTTATACCGTTCGCTGGATTTCAAGCGCGGGGCTTTAGTTCCGATAACGGCCAAGGAGCGTGTAAATGCGGTGCTTCGGCATTTGCTTGCGATGCTGGTTGCGATTCCGATTTTTTTCCTTGGGGGTTCGTGGCTTGTGACGTTGGTTGTCATGGCGATTTATGCCGGGGTGGCGTCAAGCTTGGCGTTTGGCCTTGGCGAGAAGCTTATTGAGTGCAATCGCGGCGCTGGTCCTTGGAATGATGAATGGAACAATGAGGCTGAACGCAATCGAGGCACGGCTTATGGCGTAGCGTTTTTTGCCATTTGTTTTTTGTCGTCTGTGGTTGACGCCACGCGCTTATAGCGTATCGTGCTCAAGGTCTGATTGCGCCGACGATCCGACGCCCGTAGGCGGGCACATATCTTATTCACGTTGTCGCACCTGCCATGCGTAGGTAGCGCATTCGGGGCCGGGGGAAACCTCGGCCCTTGCTTTTTGCCCCGCAATGGCCTTATCTATCTTTCATGGCTAAGTTCAAGGCTGCACACGGCAAGGGCGGGCGTCCCCCAAAGACGGAACTCCAGGCCGTCCGCACGAACCTTGCTGAGTTTATCGGCAAGAACTCGCACAAGATGGACCTGTGGCTGGAGGAAATTTACGAGAGCGACGGTCCGAAGGCCGCGATGGCGACTTTGACGAACCTCATGGAATTCTATGTTCCCAAGCTGGCCCGGCAGGAGCATACGGGTGCTGATGAAGGGCCGGTGGAACTGTCGATCAAGTGGTCAACCGACGCGAAATAGTCCTGGACTACGCCCCGCGTAGGGCGTTCCTTCCGTTTCACAACCGCAAGCAGCGGTGGTCATGCCTTGTGGCGCATCGACGCGCGGGCAAGACGGTCGCGGCGGTCAACGAGATCATCAAGCAAGCGGCGCTGAATACGTCGGGTACGGGGCTGTATGGCTATGTGGCCCCGTATCGTAGTCAGGCGAAGTCGATTTCGTGGGACTACATGAAGCGGTATGCCAAGCCGCTGATTAAATCGGCCAACGAGGCTGAACTTCAGGTGGACCTGATTAATGGCAGTCGGATTCGGCTGTTTGGTGCGGACAATGCGGATGCAATGCGCGGCCTTGGCTTTGATGGCGTCTACATGGATGAGTATGGCGACTTCAAGCCTAGCGTCTGGGGCAACGTCATTCGGCCTGCCTTGTCGGACAAGCAGGGCTGGGCGGTGTTTGGGGGTACGCCCAAGGGCAAGAACCAGTTTTGGGAAGTGCTACAGACGGCCAGGATGAACCCGAAGGAGTGGTTTCACCTGATCTTGAAGGCATCGGAAAGCGGAATCCTGCCTGAGACGGAACTTGATGACAACCGAAGGCAGTTGTCCAAGGACCAGTATGAGCAGGAATACGAGTGCAGCTTTGAGGCGGCGATTCTGGGCGCTTTTTACGGCGTTGAAATGCGCATGGCGGCGGATGAAAAGCGCATTGGCAAGGTCGATTACGATGAGACGCTGCCGACCTACACCGCTTGGGACTTGGGTTACCGCGATGACACCGCGATTTGGTGGTATCAGGTGCTACGCAATGAAATCCACGTCATTGACTACCATGCGGTGAGCGGCAAGAGCATCAAGGAACTGGCGAAAATCGTCACGGACAAGCCGTATCACTACGAAAAGCACTTTTTGCCGCATGATGCGAAGGCAAAGACGCTTGCGGCGGAAGGAAAGAGCATAATCGAGCAGCTTGGCGAGTATTTGGGGCTGCAAAACATGGCGATTGTGCCGGATTTGAGCCTTCAGGACGGTATTCAGGCGGTCCGTAAGACGCTGCCGATTTGCTGGTTTGACGAAAAGCGGTGCTATGAGGGAATTGAGGCCCTCAGGCAGTATGAGCGTGAATATGATGAGGATAAGAAGGCTTTTAGGCCCACGCCCAAGCACAATTGGTGCTCGCATCCGGCAGATGCGATGAGAATGCTGGCAATTTCGTGGAATAAACACCAGTTTTCCGAGAAAAAGACACAGAATCCACATACCTTGTTGGTGGGTGCGGAAAATTCCGCTACACTGAATGACATGTGGGCCTCTCAGCCTCGCCCACGGAGACAACGGATATGAGCGGCGTCAATCAACCGTATCGCTATCAATACGAGCATGTTGCGGCTAGCCAGACGCTGCATACGCTTGGCGGCACGGGCGCTGCGGGCGATTACATTCACCGCCTTGTGTGCACGGTCAGCACGGCTGCAACGGCTTCCGTGGTTATCAAGGATGGCTCTGGCGCGACGCATACCGTGCTGCCAAACAGCCCTGGTGGCGGCATTGGCAACTACAACATCGAAATGAACGTGGTTTCCCGCAACGGGGCGTGGCAAGTGACGACCGGCGCGGGCGTTGAATTGCTTGCCATTGGCGTGTTTTCCGCCTGATAGGGGTTAACTAATGGCTGAATTGCCCGTTTCCCCGGCCCTTCAGAAATACCTGGGCGTTGTCGGGCAATACAACCGCGAGTTTGCCAAATGGGAAGCCCGCGCAACCAAGATCATTCGCCGCTACCGCGATGATGTACGTACAAGCGGCGCGACGGGCTCCGAATCGGCGCGATTTAATGTGCTTTGGTCGAACGTGCAGACCTTGGTGCCTGCGGTGTTCTCGCGTCTGCCAAAAGCGGACGTATCCCGGCGCTTTGCGGACCATGACCCGGTTGGCCGGGTGGCGAGCCTGCTGATTGAGCGGGCGCTGGACTACGAAATCGAGCATTACCCTGACTTCCGGTCGGCCATGAAGAACGCGGTCGAGGATCGTTTCCTTGGCGGGCGCGGCGTGGC